GGTGCCACACCAGCAAGGGATAAAGGGCCGTCAACATAAAAAGTTGACGGTTTCATTATAAAACATTTTTTGGAGGGCTGCAAGATGAAAAAGGATTTGACAGTTGGGATTTTTCACAGAAAAGACGGAAGATACCAGCGGAAAGAGATGATAGGTGGCGTTTGGAAAACCTTTTCAGCTAAGACACCAGCAGAGGTTTGGCAAAAGGTTGAGGATGCCAAAGAAGAGCAGGAAGAAAAGGAACGAATTGAAGAAGAGCGCTCAAATGCTGGGCCGCTGTTCAGCGAAATTGCAAAAGAATATATCCGCGTTGTGCATGGCATGAAAAGCGGAACGCAAAAAAGCTACCTGCCTGCCGTTAAGCGGGCTACTGACGAGTTTGGCGAATACCACATGCGGGAAATTGAGCCTTACATGATCGCGGAATTTCTGCGCGGGCCTGAAATGGCCGGGCGGGCTGCCACAACGGTATCAAACCAAAAGACTGTGATAAACAACATCTTCCAGTATTGGATTGACAGCCCTAAGTGGCGCGGAGATGTAAACCCGGCAACGCAAACTAAAATGCCGCGCGGCCTGCATAAGGGCAAACGACAGCCCCCTACAAACGAGCAAGTGGCAGTGGTAAAGGAACATTACCTTGACCCCGATGCGCTCCCTGCGGTGGCTTATCTTTGCACTGGCGAGCGCAAGGGCGAAATGTGCGCCATACAGCTGCGTGATATTGACTTTGATAAAAACATCATCCACATCACAAAAACGATAGAGCACAAGGGCAATGCCGCTGTGATAAGGGATTATGGCAAAACCCCGGCAGCAATCCGGCAAGTGCCGCTGCTTTCCATGCTAAAAGAATCCCTACAGCCCATCCGCAAAATGCCAAAAGACACATACATTATTGGCCTTGATACAAAGCCTGTAAGCAAAAGCCGCTATGATCGTATGTGGCAAAAGTTCTGGCGAAAATACGGCGTGGCAAAGCCGGTGCCCAGAACCAAAAGCGTTGTAAAGCACGGCAAGAATGTAACCGTTGCATATACTGATTGGAAAGTTCCTGTGTGTGGGCACCAATTCCGGCACGAATATGTCTGCATGCTTGCAATGGCCGGTGTGCCGGAAGAGATTGCGATTCAGCTTGTGGGCCATGCAAACGCCAAAATGATTCATGAAGTTTATTTAGCCCTTAAGCCCCAAATGATTGAGGAAGCACGGAAAAAGCTTGAAGCTGTTTTGTCAAATGTTAATTAAGGGATGCCCCTACTTAATGTTGCAAAAAAATTTTATGCGCTGCGGTGGTTCAACCACTTCGGCGCATTTTTTTGCACCAAATCCGCACCAAAATCCCGATAACCCGGATTGCAAAACAATGTATAAAATTTTTGCACCATGAATGCACCATGAATAATATACATTTTTGAACGTTTTTGAACAGATTTGAACAAAGAAAAAACCGCTAAGCATCGTCACTTAGCGGTTTTTTGTCGGTGCAACAACCGTATTCATTTTGGTCCGAGTGGCGAGAGTCGAACTCTATTACATTAACGTATTACCGTATAAAATACTGCATGTGCACCAAAATTGCACCTGTGCAATTTGACGGAAAACTTTGCAGCCCTATATTTGGTATTGCAAATATCACCCTATAATAATGGACAAAACTTTTATTTAGTCCTTTTCAAATCGTGCATCAATCCTGCATACGTTTCCGGTTTTGCTTCCTTTAGTGCATCCATAAATTCATCCAGTACACGCCAAGCATGGCCGAAATCTGCACTTTTCATAGTTTCCAAAAATTCACTCATTCCACAACACACTCGTAATATTTTTCCACCTTATCTTTGGACGCGTCCTTATCATTGATAAAAGCCGCTGCGAGGTCTGCATAAAATTCAGGAGTGTTTACATTGTGCTTTTTGGCCACCGGGTAGTAGTCACTAAACATCATGTTCATAGCTGCATAAAATTCTTCCTTTGTGCTGTCCATTCCGCGTGAAGTCATATAGGTGGAAGTCTGGTCAACCGTCCAGTGTTCGCCATACGAACCGTCAGCGTTTTCCATTTTATGTACCCACTGCTTCAAGTCGCCAGAATCCTGTTTAATATGCAACGCCTTTTCAAAGTCCTTCATGGCCATATAGCAGCGTACAACGCTTTCAAAGCCTTCCCTGCTTTTGGGTGAAATTACATCTCCCATGCAATAATAGGCTTCTTCTTTGAGCCGCTGCTCATAGTCTTCAAAGTCTTTATATGTAAGCTCTTTCAAGCTTTACACCTCCCTGTTCAGCGCATATCCTCCGAATAGCGGTGTTTAGGTTCACGGTCATCTTGGTCGGTATCCATCCGGCGGCGCGTGTCATCCGCATAACGGCGGTCACGGCGCATATCATTGCCATAAGTGCCGCGCATTTTTGCTTCCCAACCACCATCATGGCTGTAACCCTCTTCTTCCATGATGTCATCAAGGTTGGCAATGCTCTGCGTGACCTTGTAAACCACGTCAAGATCACGAACATTCAAAGTGCCGTGACGGGAAACTTCATCCAGTTCATCACAAAGCATTTCCCGGATGTCATTCATTGCTTTCATGCTCATTGTTATTTTCCCCTTTCTTAACTTTCGCGTTCAACAATCAGATTGCTGTTGGATACGGAAATTGCCTGCGTGCTGCTATTTTCCACCGCTATTGTTACGCAACATCCACGAGGAACCTCGATAAATGCAGCAATGTAAATGTTGAAGAAATTCTCAACTGCCGCAGGTGTCACGGTTGCTGTGGCGCTATTCAGCGGCTCACCATTGATTGCAAGAGAAGCTGAAATTGCTTCAACCGTTCCTCCAGTTGGAATTGCGATATTCGCGCCAAACGAAATTTTGAATCGTGCCTTGCACTGATTTGTCAAACCGCGCAGCGTTACAATACCAGACCCGGCACGGTGAACAATACAAGGTTTACCAGCTACTACTGTTTCTGTAAGCAAAACATTTTGTCCAGCTGCCACAGTCTGAACAGCTGCCGAAGTGTACTCTGCCATAAAAACAATCCTTTCTTCTAAGAATAAACGGCGGGACTATTGCCCCGCCGCCTTTTTTTGCAAAATCAGCTCAGGGCTGAACATGTAAGAAACCCTCACAAGTTGCCATATTTTACTTAGCCCGCACAGCTGTTGGCGTAACCGCAGCACCCGTAACCATAATTGCCAGTATACGGGTTTGCGACCGCGTAAGCAGGCACCGGAAGCGGTGCAGCACGGCGCAGAATTTCATTAGTACTTGCATCGATTGCCGCACGAAGCGCGGAGTTCTGATCGGACTGAGATGCAGCCAGGCGCAGCGCCTGGTTTTCGCTCTGCAAGGTTTCAATCTTGTCCTTGCACAGGTAATCCAGGATTGCGCGGGTGTTGGTGTTCTGGTTCTCCACAATGTCACGAGTGTTAAAGTTCATCGTGTTCTGCATTGCGTTGAATCCCTGCTGCATCTGGTTGCGTGTGTCACACTCCTGGGTAGCAATCGTGTAATTCACGCCCTGGATGCCGCTCTGGGTCTTGCAGCAACAATCCGCAAGCTGGGCACCAAGTGCATTCTGGCCCTGAAGCAGTGCAACATTGGTTGCGTTAAAGCCCTGCTGAATGCTGTTGTTCAGGTTATTAAACCCGTTCAGCATTCCGGTGTTAATGGCATAAGTGCTGTCGCAAATGCCATTCTGGATAGAGCGAATGCCGTTGTCAATACCATTAAGGGCAAAGCCCTCATTGATATCGGCACGGGTTGCATAGCCCTGGAAACCGGGGGAATTAGCGCCGCGCATGCCGCCGCCAAAGCCACCGAAGCCGCCAAAGCCCATGCCGCCCCAACCGAATATGCCGAAGATTAGAAACAGCACGATCCATGCCGCCCAATCGCCGCCCCACATGCCATTGTTGCGGTTATTGTTTCCGGTAACAGCGGCAATATCGGCAGGAGTCATATCGTTATAAACTGCCATTGGTTATCTCCTTTTCAAAATTTTTATTCTAAATGCGGCCGCATTTATTCAAAATCCGAACATAGAACGCATTGTAGAAAACTGCCGTTCCATGTTTTTGGCTTGCTGTTGGATAGAATTTAACTGCTGCTGACTTAATTGCCCGGAAGCTACAATCTGTTCTATCATTTCATTTGGGTTTTTGCCCTGCATCTGCTTCATAAACTGCTGGAATTGCTGCATCATGTTTCCCTGTTGGTTTTCATTAAGTCTGTTGTAAAGCGGGTTTGGCATTTGTTGCCTCCTTTACTGTCTTTTGCGGTTTTGATTGCATTTGGTTTTTCAATTCATTAAATGCGGTCGCAAGAGCATCAAATTCTGATCGGGTGACAAAATTTTCTCTTTTGGGGTTTGCTTCCGATTTCGCTTCCCGTTTGTGGTAGTCATAAACTTCCATCGGATAAGGCATATTGTTTACATCACGGCATTTTACATAGAATGTCTGTGTATCCCGATCCATTAAAATGACTTTACTTCCGGGTGCAACCATATAGCCATTCGCTTCACCCTCGCCAGATACCCATACGACCTCACAAGATTGTGTTGTTTGCTGCGTAGGCATTTGCTGTTGTGGCGGTTGAAATACGCCTTGACGCAACTGGGCAAGCTGGTCTGGCATAGGCTGCCCATAAAACTGTGGGTATGGGTTATAATACGGCACGTTCATTGCTGCCCTCCCAATAAGCTTTTGGGACTTCATCACCGCAGTCCCATGTATCTATCCAATCTCCATTTTTTACGCAAACAATATGCATTGACATTTCAAGGAGAAACGTTCCCTTGCAGTTGTCATCCGCGAACTGTTTAACTGTGCATTGCCTTTGGGGTATACTTGGAATTTTGTTCCTTTTCCACCCCTTCCTAATCAGATATGTTTTCCACACTCGATTGGCGCATGGCATGTCACAAAGCCAAAATCCTTGTTCACATAAACCTGTGTAAATTTCTTTCCAGGACATATTTAATGCCGCCGCCAGCGCTCTGACAGCGCAATCTTCTGTGTGCCTGCCTGCTGGGTTGAGATTGAAATTTTTATAGGCCATTTTTTGTTTCCTCTAGCTTAATTATAAAAAAATAGACGTAAAAACGTGCGACACGAACGCGACAGTTTTACGCCAAGTTTATACAAAATATTTTTCAAAAGTCTATTTACAATGCTACTTTAGAGTAGTATAATATAAGCAAGATAAGAAATAAACACACAATTATAACAGGAGGAAAACAAAATGACTAACACCATTATTAACAGCATCAACGCAGATATCATCA